AAAATGGAATGCACAATGGATGCAACGTCCAACTTCGGAGGAAGGAGCGTTAATTAAGCGAGAATGGTGGCGAAAATGGGATCATGACGAGCCACCAAATTTACATTATGTAATTCAATCTTATGATACAGCTTATTTGAAGAAAGAAACGGCCGATTTTAGTGCAATTACGACTTGGGGAGTATTTTATCCAAATGAAGACTCTCCAGCTAACCTAATTTTAGTCGATGCCATTAAAGGAAGGTATGAATTTCCAGAATTAAGACGTATTGCACTGGATCAGTACAAATATTGGAATCCTGAGTCTGTTATCATCGAAGCAAAAGCAGCTGGACTGCCTTTGACCTATGAATTAAGACAGATGGATATTCCAGTTCAGAACTTTACACCGAGTAAAGGAAATGATAAACATGTTCGAGTAAATACATGCGCTCCGCTTTTTGAATCTGGCATGATTTGGGCGCCTGACCAGAAGTTTGCGGAGGAAGTTATAGAGGAGTGTGCAGCATTCCCGCATGGTGATCATGATGACTTAGTTGATAGTACAACTCAAGCTGTTATGCGCTTTAGGCAAGGTGGTTTTGTACAACACCCTGAAGACTATGTAATGGAAAAACGAGCGCCTAGGAAGTTTGTGTATTATTAATTATGGCAGGAATATTTTCACTTAGAAATTGGGTTATGAAACAACTCATGAAACAAGACAAATCCGGTGTTATGAAAATACCTGATAAAGGTAAAATTGATTTTGGTGAAATGCTTGTAAGAGAATCATTATTTAAAAAAGGTATTCATCCAGGAGCCATTAAAAATGAAAAACAATTAGACAATATTTTAAATACTCCTGTCGTTCCAAAAAGTGAAAGAGTTAAACCTAAAAAACCTGGTGAAGTTATTGAAGTAGACTTTGGTAACTGGCCAGAGAAAAAAGCAGGTGGTGGTAGAACTGGTTTAAGTTATTTACTTGCAGAAGATACAAATGAAAGAATGCCTTTAGCAGCCGGCGGAATGGGCCGTAGAGCATTTTTAAAATTAATGGGTGGAGCAGCTGCAGGTATCGGTGCACTTAAAACAGGTGCATTAAAACTTTTTGGTAAAGAAGGAGCAACTGTTGCAAAAGAATTAACACAAGTTCCAATTAAATCAGGAGTTGATGGCATGCCAGCTTGGTTCAAGCCCCTTGTAAATAAAGTTATTAAAGAAGGAACAGAAGTTCCTTCAGGAGCAGAAAGAGTTATTGTTCATAAAACTAAATTACCAGAATCTAAAACAGATGTTTATGTAAACCAAGATTTAAGCACAGGAGATGTGTGGGTTGATATTGGAATAGAGAAACATGGTTTTCCAGATGGTAAATATGGTCAACCAGTAAGACTTGAATATAAAGCAAAAGAAATTATTGAACCTGATATGGATGATGCAGGAAAAATAAAAGCTAAAGGTAAAGAAGTCCCAGAAGAGTTTAATGTTGAAGAAGCAGAATTTACTGGAGGACATCCAGAGAATGTTAAATTTGAAGAAACAACTATTCAAAAATATGGGGAGCATGACTCTAATTTTTCTGAAATAGAAGAATTTGCAACTGGTTTAAAAAAAGGTAAAGGCGGGAGTGGACAGATGGCATCCGGTGGTCTTGCAAGAATGTTAGGGGAATAATGAAAATAGGACAATACAAACTAGCAAACGAGTGGATGCGTGAAGAAAGTGCTACTCCTGAAGAAGCATTAAACACATGGAATGAAATGGAAGCTGAATTCAAAGCTAATCGTGCCATGATCCAAGAACCACGAACCATGGACCAGGCTTCATTAAAAGATGAATTAGAACCAGGCCCACTTAAAGATGAATTACTAAAAGACTTCGATCCTTCTCAAGAAACATACGAAGAGTATCTACAAAGAAAAAATTTAGAAAGACCGTTTAACATGGCTGACGGTGGACGGATCGGGTTTAGTGAAAAACCTGGTTTTGCTAAAAGTCGATATTTTAAAAGTACTCTTTATAAAAAAAGAAAAGAAGCTAAAGAGAAAGGTTTGATATATAATGAAAAAACTAAACGTTTTCACAAGCCTGTAGAAAAACCAATAAGTAAATATGACAAACTTACTGCAGATCAAAAAAAATACTTTAAACAAATTACAGGAAAGGAATGGAATCAAAAAGATTGGGATGAAGGAAATTATAGAAGAATAAACAAAAGCAGAAAAGCTAAAGATGTAAAAAAGAAAAAATTAGTTTCTTCTCCTTGGCACAGAAAACTTCAATTTTTTAATCAATATGCAATTAATCAAAGAATGTTAGCAGACGAAAAAGAATTAGCTGCAAGAGGTTATATTAGTGCCCGTAAATTAAACTCGTTATTAGGTAGAAAAGAAACAGAAGATACAATTGATACTTTAAAAGGTGCTATTAAAGAATCATCATGGTTAAATGAAAAAGAAGGGGTTGCTAAATGGAAAAAATCTAAAAACTTTAGTTTTATTGATAGAAGAATTGGTGGTCAAAAATTTTATAAAATGCCAGATAAGACAACTCTTAAAAATATGAAAGATTATTATAAAAACCAAGAATTTTTATCGGATTTTAAATATGGAAAAATAAAAGAACCAAGTATTAAAGGAGCCAAACTTTTTTATGACGATGAAACATTAATGAAAGCTTTAAAAGCTTGGTCTGGAAATACAAAAGAAATAGATCAAAATGCATTAAAAGTTTTAGACTCTGTTTTTGGTTCGGATAATTGGGCTGGTCCTAATGCAATTAAAAATTTAGGCAGAGCATTATCAGGAGAAATAAAAATAGAAGGAATTAAAGTTAATAAAGCGTTAGGTAAAAAGATTTTAGATGGAATGTCACGAACTGCTAATTCTAAATATGGTGGTAGCGCATGGGATAAAGCGGCATATACATACGCAAAAGATAAAATGGATATGTTATTTAAAAATAAAGGTTCTAAGAACTTTAGAGAACTTTATGATGATACACAAAAAATTTTAATAGATGTGTTAGGGAAAAAAAGAGCAAAGGTTGCAATTGATGAAGTAATCTCTTTAAGAACAGGACTTACTAATGATGCACAAGTTTATTCTGTATTTTCTCAAGTTATAGATGAAAACATTAATAAAAAGTTTAAACAATCTTATGATGCTAACTTATCTAGAAATTTTAAAAAAATTAGAGAAGAAATGGCTAAAGGAGATGAAGCTAATTTAGATAAGATTAAAGGATGGACAGATCAACAAAATGTAAAACTATCTCAAGCTCAAAAACAATATCCAGGTATTAAATTTGCTAACTTTGGAAAATTTGATTATGAAACAGGAAAATTTGCTACACCTGAAGAAACTTTTGGAAGTAAAAGATTTGCTGACCTTCCAAGTGACATTCAAAAAAGAATTAGAAAAGATTTTGGAACAAGTGGAGTAAGTGTAGATGTTGGTGGAGCCGGAACTCAAAAAGAAGTAATTAGTGATTTAAGTAAAGCTAGTGATGAGTTGAAAAGTTTAAAACCTAAACAACAAATGGAACTACTTAAAAAAATGGGCTACCGTTGTGCCAAAGCAAGTGGTGCTGGAGAAACTCTTGAATGTTACATTAAAGATGTAGAAGAAACAAAAGCGCAAGCGAAAAAGGGAGATGTACAAGCAGCGGTTAAACAAAGAAATGCATTTAAACAAGCTAAAAAAATTCCGCAAGTTGCAAAAATATTAAGAAGAGGAATACAAGGAGTTATTGGTGGAGTAGGAACTGCTATTGGTGGTAAAATTGGAGTAGCACTGGAAGGTGCTATTGAAGGAGGTATTTATGATTACTACAGAGGTAAAGGTTATAGCCATGAACAAGCTCTTCAAGAAGGTTTCTTAACTAAAGCTATAGATCCAGAAAATTATACTGGACTTTTTAATTTTGCAGATGAATTAATAGAAAAAGAAAAAATTGGAACTAGATGGGATCCATCTGGCAAAGTAAACTTAGCTGCAAAGTATGCAGATGCTAAATCTAAATATGATTCAGCCTTAGATAAATATTATGAGATACAAAGTCAAAGACCTGGAAATTTAGAACAAGCAGAAGCACAACAAGTTGCTTTAGCAGAACAAGAAGAAATAATTAGAGCTTTAGAACCTTCTGTAAAAGCAGGCACTCCTGAATATGAAGCATACCAACAAGCAGAAGAGAGACAAACAGCTTTAATGGATGAAAGAGCAAGAGACTATAAATCTAAAAATAGATTTTTAGGTTTAGAATGGGATTTATCTCCAGCACAAATTAAACAAAGAACTCCAAGTGATTTTAAAGAAAAACAAATTCTTAAACAAAGAGAACGAGACATGGATGAATGGAAAGGTGGTAGAGATGCTTTTACTATTAAACCTGGTGAATACATAGACTGGGTATCGTATGGATTGGGTGATGAAGAGGGTATCAAAGAAAAATGGAGACAGATTGATAAACAAGGTGGAATGGATTTATTAGATAGAATTGGAATAGCTGGAGGAGTATCAAATTTAGCACAAGGCGGAATAGCGAGTTTAAAAAAGAAATGGTAAAAAACCCAACATTAGTTAAAAACATGAAGCACGTTAAATGGAAGGAAATACCACCCTTAAAAGGACCTAATCCACAGGGCTTGATTAAACCTAAAAAACAAGATAAGAATAAGCAGGAGAATTTAAATGGCAGAAATAGATAAAGGTCTCCCAAACATTAAACGACCAGAAGACGAAGTTGCAGAGGTTGTTAATTTGGAAGAACCACAAACACCACAAGGTCCCGTTGAAGTTATAGAAGACGAAGAAGGGGCTACAATTGATTTTGATCCAAATGCAATGCCTGCACCTGAACAAGGTGATCACTTTGCAAACTTAAATGATTTATTACCAGAAGACATTACTGATCCAATAGCTAATAGACTTGAATCAGATTATAGAGAGTATAAATTATCTCGAGCAGATTGGGAAAGAGCTTACGTTGTTGGATTAGATCTGTTAGG